GAAGGATAGGTTTTAGAATTTTTACCATCGTTTTTATGTGTTACTTTCCAAACATAGCTACTTTGCTAGTATTAGACAAGAATCTTTACTTTTATGGCTGAAGAGAAAGAAGAAAAGGAAGGTATTGATTGGGGTGATCTATTTGGTCACGCTATCCGATTTCTGATTTTGACTTGGAGTTTATCAATGATGACTTTGGGATACATGGGAAAGGTAAGAATTGATGGAGCGTTTACGGCTGGACTCGTCAGCGGGGTTCTTGGTAGCTATGGAATCTCAGTGGGAAACAAGAAAAATGGCAATTCTCCTAAAATAGTGGATAATAGTAAAAACAAAGTAGGTATCAAATGAAAAAATTATTACCATTAATCTTACTAACATTTCCAACAGCTAGTTTTGCAGATATTACTCATTCAATCCAATCAGTAGCCAGTGTATCTACATTAGGTGCAAGTGCCACTAGCGAGCGTATTGGATCCTCTATCAGTGTTGGTGGTACAAATGTTACACCAAAAGCTAATACAGTAGCAGGTCAAATAGGTTCTCTTGATCTAGCAGATGCTGGTATTACTAACGGTGTTCCTACTGTTGACTATGACACTAGCTTTAATGTTGTAAACACTGGAGATGCGTTTTCGGCGTCAGAAACTTACATAGAAGCCGATGCCATTCCAAGTCTACTATCTGGCACAGTGACTAACGGAGTAGTACCATCGCTGCCTTTACTTGGTAAAAATACAGTAGTATCAGGTGGTGACGTAGGATCTGTAGCTATCACATTAGATAGTGGGCAAGCATTGACAGTTAACTTATCTGATATGGGTGCTGGTACTACTGCTACGCTCCAATCAACTATTACTCTTGGCCTCGATTAATGAAATGGTTTCTATGCCTGTTTCTTACAGTGCCTAGTGCGTATGCAGGAAGTATTACACCAAGATTTACAACAGGTCAGATGGAATCCTCTAGTCGTAGCGTATCTACGATCCAAGAAACGATTGTTACTGAAAACTATAGAACAGGTTTCAGCTATACAGTTCAAGGCCATAATATTAAAACAGACTCATATATCTCACCTGATGCGACATATACAACAAGCCAAAATACAGGAAATGGAGCAGTTAATTTTCAATGGGTAACACCAGAATTAACAAGCAAGCCTCAATGGGAAATCGTGAGCGAAGGTTCAGACTTTTCTCTTGTAGAAAATTTCTTAGCTCCAGGGTTAGACGCAGTGTCGGTAATAAACAGAACTCAAACTATAGAAACCCAAACAACTTCCTTAAGTATCTTTTCTCAATAGGATTACTGTTTACAAGTCCTGTATATGCTAGTAATACAATATCAAGCCCAAGTGCATCTAGTTCTGGAACGGTTATTAACAATGGATATCAAACTATAAATGGAAGCTTTCCTACTCATAGATTTTCAAATGGAATACAATGTCAACTTCCTACTTTGGCTATCACTCCCTTTGTTACTAAAGGAGAAAATTTTTCCCTTCCAAGAAGCACAGTCTCTAGAACCAATATTTATGACACTGCAAAAGACAGTGATACAGGCCAGTTGCTTAATCCTGGGAACATTTTATATGTTGCAGAACAGGAACGATTAGATCAAACAGTATATAACCTAAATTATGGAATTACTGCTAGCTTCCAAATACCATTAGGTAAAAGTTTTAACAAAGAATGTTTAGAAGCAGCAAAAACTTATAGAAAATATCAAGAATTTTTGCTTGATGCTAAAAAATTAGAGGTCAATCTTAATCGTTTAAAGATATGTGCTGAACAACTAAAACTTGGTGTTAAGTATGTTGGAGAAGACGAGGTCAGCTGCCGTAACGTGGTTTTAACAACTGTTCCTAATCAAGTTATCCCACATACTCATAAATTAAAATAGACAAGCTAATGGATCCCAACTTGCCTATATATATTAAACTAACAGAAATAAATGCAGTAGGCAAGCACGGTTAAACTTGCCTACCTAGACGCCCTATCCATTGCCTTGGCAAATAGGGTTCTATTATTTTACATCTTTTTTCTTTTTTGTCAGCATCTTTTTAAAAACAGTCTTAGATAATGATTTCAAGAGAGCCAAAATAGCTGGACTACTCGCAGCCAACAAAGAAATAGTAACGACATTAAGAGCAGCACTAGGCGTAGGTAATACCGATTTAATGAAAGTGACTTCTTCAAGAATTGGTATGCAATCTACTTCATTTTTAGCACGTTTATAACCAACAATCCTTTCAGTTCTTAAGTCTGTTGTAAAACTTCCCACAGGTAATACACGAGATAAATCTGGACATGGTGGTGGTTTTATGTTTTCTACTTTCTTTTTTTGTGGTGGCAAAATAGTAGGTTTATATATTGCTTGTTGCTCTGATTGCGTAGGTGTAACTGTTTTAATTAATTTACTTGGATCGTATTCTATTGGATTGAACGAAGGCATTTCTCCTTCTGGACAAGTTACATACGCATTTCTGTCGTTATATAAAATACTAGGATTTTTTGTAATCTCTAAATCTCTGTGATATAAATTACAACCTGGAATAATTCCTGTTAAAACGTGTTCTATTGATAAAGGTGTTTCGGGCATATCTATCTTTGGTATTTTTATTTTTGGAACTTTAATCGTAGGCATCTCTTGGTAAATAAACTTCTACAAAAGAATTACATTTAGGACAAGACAAATTAGTTATCATACTGTACTCTCCAGACCTTAAAGGATAATCCTCACCATCTAGACTATGATCTCCACCCCAAATTAATTCTGTATTACAGTGCCAACAGTTCATTTGATAATAGGCATAGATGAACCAGTTATTTTTGGTAATTTTTTATCTATTTGATTCGGTAATATTTTATTAACATTACTCATAACCTTTTTCATCATCATCGCTTCAAACTGTGGACTTGTTACCCATTTGTAAGCTGTCCAGCCAGCTCCAATAGTTGTTAAGCTAATTATGAATGATAAGATGGACAGAATAGATGATATTTTATTTAACATGGTTCGTGAAGCTATTCTCCGTGCTATAGGTCATGGCCTTATTATAACAACTCTAATAAGTGTGGTATATATAGCACCTCTTTATATAATTATAGGATTAGTAACTAAAAACAGTGAAAAAGTAATTACCAAATAACTTTATTTTAATTTAGTGCTTGTATCCTTATTAAGATCTATTGTGCCTTTTTGTTGTAATTCCTCTTCGTGTTTATTCAAAACAAGTTCACCAAATTGAATACCGCCTTCAATCATTGAAATAAATTTTACTTCTTGCTCGACAACTGCTTGTGCCTGGTTTAATTTTTCTCTATGATTTTTTAGCTCTTCTTTCCAAATAAGTATTTGTTTTTCAGTTAATGTTTTCATTCGTATTTGGTTTTTCCTAATATAACAGCAGCGTCTTGTTCCGTAAAGTCTTCAGTAGTCCAGATAGATGTTGTTTTATCTTCTTTTTTAAATGCTTTAATAATTTCTAAATGTTGAACATTTCTTTCTATTTCTTTTTTCTGGTCATTTGTTAAAGATGATAATGCCGCAAGAGTATTAATAACTTTAACACTATGACCTGCGTGTTCAAAAATAGTTGCGATTTCTTCAGTGGTGCGTTCAGCCATTTATCAGTAATTTAAGAAGATTCTAATGTAGTTATTCTAGCTGTTAATTCTTGCACTGCCTTTACAAGCATCGGTATTATAAATTTCTCATTAACTGTTAAGGCATCTTCAATAGTTGTTTCTCCTATGGTTATAGATCTATTTGGTGCAAACTGACTAATTAAATTTGAATCTATAGTTTGTACTTCTTGTGCAATAAAACCATATAAAGTATCTTTTTCTTCATCACAGAAACCATCAACCCAATTAAAAGAAACGGGTCTTAATGAATTTATTGCTGATAAACCCTTATCAAGTGTAGTTACGTTCTGTTTTAACCTGGAATCAGATGCACTGTAAATATTTGATCCATTTGGAGCACCAATATTACCATTAGCTGATATTCTCATCGCTTCTGTAGGATTTATTGTTGTATCAGCAGTCGAGTCTGTACGGAATGATAGACCAATAGTATGACTACCAGCATTATGAGGTGCTATATCTGCTGCACCAAATTGACTACCACCAAATCGTAAGAAATCAAATGGGTTACTGGAATCGTTAGCACCAATATTTATACCATCAGCACCAATCTCAAACAATAAACCAGGTATTCTAAATTTAGTAATATTTCCATCACCTAAAGTTATTTCATTACTTACATCTGCGGCACTTAAATCCGAGCCAGAACCAATACAAATATTATTGTCTCCTGTAGTGCCATTATCACCCGCTTGGTGTCCTAAAAAAACGCAATCATCACCCGAAGTTAAAGCACCACCTGAATAAAATCCAATAGCAACTGTATTAGTACCATCACCCGCTTGAGGTAATGCTGACATACCAATCGCAACATTGTAATTACCTGTTCTGTTTTTTGCTGTTTCGTTTCCTATAATCACACAATTTGCCGCCGACCCTATGCTTTGACCTGCTTTAGTACCAATAATTGTATTCTTAACTCCTGTTGCATTTTCGCCAGATTCGGCTCCAATACATATAGCAGAAGCTCCAAACTGGTTTTCATCACTATATGTTTTACCAGCTTCATATCCAATAAAAACTCCATAGGAAGAAGTAGTAAGTGCTTTACCTGCATCTTTTCCTAAACAAGTGTTATAAGAACCAGTAGTATTTGAACCGCCAGAACCCCTTCCCACAAATACGTTTTCTGTACCAGAAGTGTTTGCATCACCACTATCATTTCCAATAAATACGTTACTCCAATTTGCATTATTTATTCCTGTGTTAGCTCCAATAAATACGTTTTGATGTCCATTTCCGTTATTAATACCAGCATTGTAACCAACAAAAGTATTTAAATATGTACCTGAGTTTGTATTTGAACCAGCCAAACTTCCAATAAACGTATTAAATTGCGCGTCAGTGATATCCGTACCAGCATCTTTGCCAAAAAAAGTATTATTATCGCCAGATGTGATTGAATCACCTGCATTTGTACCTCCTACTGTATTGCTATTAGAGTCAGAAAGGACTGTGGCAGAAATGTTTGTTAAATTAGCACCACTAATTGCTGGTAAGGTAGCTGGAAATCTAGCGTCAGGGATTGTTCCAGATGATAAATTACTTGCATTTAAAGAAGAACCAGTTATGTAACCAGCACCATTTGTTATTGCATTGTTGTTAAGAGAAATGTTTGCTGACCCATCAAAGCTAACCCCTGCAATAGTTCTAGCTGTGGCAAGTTTTGTTGCTGTAGCTGCATTTCCTGTGGTGTCTTGATTAAGTGTGCCAACAACAAAATCTAACGTGCCATCACCATCTTGATATGTAACTGTAATACCTGTTTCTGTATTACCAGTAACCATACCGCCAACAATGTCTTGGACTTGTTCGTTAGTAAGAGTTGCAGTAATAAAACCAGCACCGTTTGTAAGCTGATTAGTATTAGTGACATTAGTAGCACCAGAAGCAATGCCATCAAGTTTTGTACCATCAGTAGCCAGATCTCTGCCATCTACAGTGCCTGATACTGATATATTACCTGTAACATCAAGACCCGATCCAACATCTAAATTTCCAACTACATCAACGTGTCCATCTGTATTAACATTTAGTCTTGAAGCATCACTCGTAGCATCATAAATCTGAAAAACACCATTTACATTTTGTACACGATAATTAGGGTTATCATTTGTATCAACTAAATGAAGAATTGGGCTGGTTCCACTTATGGTCATGTCTCCACCATTTGCAGTTATGTCACCACTTGCAATAATATTTCCTGTTACATCAAGCCCTGCTCCAACGTCTAGGTTCTGTGCAACAGTTGTAGTTCCATCAGATGCAATAGTCATTCGTGTAGAGCCAGCCGTATTTATATTTAATGAACCACTGCTATCGCTACAGGTAATATTACTACTAGCACCTCTGGTAAATTCAATCTCTGCACCACTAGCTTTGATAATCGTATCTCCCACAGAACCATCAAGTGTAATTGAGTTAGTTGAAGTTACAGCTTGATTTCCAAAAGAGGGATTAATTTTTGACCCCGCTATCGCTGCGTTTGAGGCTACATTTGCATTATCAATTACACCGCTATCAATAGTAAAAGTTCCACCACTATTGCTAACAGTAATATCTCCCTTGTCTCCATCATCTATACCACCACCTGATATTTCAGCTACAGATCCATCATCTTTTTTCGTAAATAATTTACCAGTATCTGTTCTTACTGCTATTTCTCCAGTTACTAAATCACTAGCACCTGGATCGCTACCAGAACCTCTTTTAAGTCTAATTTCATTAGCCATGAGCTTTTACCTCCTAGCTCTAATACGATCCACCATCTATGTTGAAGCTAGATGCACTTTCATCTTCTAAAAATGTAACTAGATCAGATAATGCAACCTGTTTCATCGTTCCAGCGTCATTACAAACAAATCTATCTGCTGCTGCTAAAGTCGTTGATGTGGCTGAAGTTCCACCGTCCATTAGATTCAATTCTGCGGTGGTCGAGGTGATTCCATCGAGCACGTTCAACTCTGTCACAGTAGATGTCAAACTTGTAAGTTTAGTTACTGGTAAAGTTCCTGTTATAGAACTAGCAGCAAGATCAATGGCAATTTCAGTGGATTCAATAACAAGTCCACCATTAGCTTTTAAGTCAACAGAAAGTGTATTACCTGACTTATCTAAACCATCACCTGCTGTAATCTGACCAGCACCAGAAAACTGAGCATAAGTTAAATTATTTGTTCCAACAACTGCTGATCCTTTATTACTAGTACAGACAAAGCCATTATCCGCATTTACAGTTCCCTGTTCTACGAAAGTAAACATACCAGCAGCATCAGAACCAGCAGCTAAATCATCTGCCCTAGCTGGTGACGATCCAACAATATAAATACCATTTTGAGATGCAGTAGATTGATCTTTTACAAGAACACGATCATTAGTTGAAAGAGTTACACCATCTAATGTATCTCCATTATTTAATGCAGTAGATATTGTTATGTTTCCTGTGGTAGCTGCTACACAAGAATCTTTTACATCAAGTCCTTGTGAAGTAGCCTCAACAAAGCCTTTAGTCGCTGCGTCTTGAGCATTAACAGGATCAGCTACGTTAGTTATTGTTTGACTATTCAATGAAACTGAACCTGTTGGTGCAGCCATTTGGTCTAATCTATTTGTTCTAGTTTGGGTATCGAAATTTGAGATCTTGGAGGCAGTCAGCGAAGGTACGTCTGCGGCTACCATTGCTCTAAATGTTGCAGCACCATTACTTCCATTAGGTGCAGCTAAAAATGTATTTTGTGTTCTACTCGTAAACAAATCAGCAAAACTACCAGAACCACCAATCGCTTCAATACTTGTAGCAGAACCTCCTGCGCCGCTCGTTCCAATACCAATAAATAGCTTCTTACTACCTTCGGCAAAGGCTAATTCAGCGTTTTCTAAACTACCTGGTGCTGATGATCCTGTGGATCTTTTAATTCTGATCGTGTTAGCCATTTCAGAAATTTCCTCCGTCTACGAGTTTAAGGGTAGTAACATTATTATCTAATATAACCTTACCACTACTTTGCTGATAGTACATAACTGAATTATCAACTTTTGCACTATGATCTAAGGCTAAATCAAATCCAGGTCCTTGAGGTCCGACTGTTGATACAGTTACAACAGTTGTGTCTCCTTCATTTACAGTAACACTATTTTTTGTAGTGCTTACATTTACAGTTGTCATGCTGTGTAGCCCTCAGATACAAATATATTACCCTCCAAATAATATTCTTTCAATCCACTAGCATTTGTAAGTAATACATCATATTTTAAAACATTAGGACTAAAAGTAGCAGTTTGAGTATCTGTTAAGGCAATGTCAACAGTACCAGCACTTCTATCGGTATAAGTTACAGCAAAGTCAGCATATTTTGTGGTTCGTGTTTCTTCCCAAACCTGAGCCTCTACAGTAAATCCACTTAAATTTATCGCAGAATTATTTGAATCTTTAAACACAAGTTGAATACTATGATCTGATCTTCTTTGAACAGTCATATTGTATGTTCCAGGTGTGATTGCCATAATTAAGAACCTTCAAGAATAGCTACTTTGGCTTCTAAAGTTTCAATCCTTGCCATTGCTTCTTGTAATGCTTTTATTGCTTTCATATATAATATTGAATATTTAACAGTTTTTGTAACTGTACCTAAATCTTCATTTGTAGTAGGGTCTACATCTGGAACATCTGTAACAAGTCCAGCAGATACTGTTTCTATTTCCTGTGCAACAACACCAAGCATTTTTATATTTGGTTCTGTTTTAAAATTGTAGTTTCTTACCTTAACTGCTTTTAAATCATTCCATTGTGAGTTTGCATCAACAATGTTTTCTTTAAGCTTTACATCAGATATTGAACCAAAACTATTATTACGACTTTCAACATTTCCGTTTTGTCTTACAACAAATGAAACAACATTACCACTATTACATAAAATTTGATTAAGCGTTGAATTTAAACCCCCATCAGTAAGACTTCTTATATGTATGCCAAGTTGCTGACCGCTGCCATGATGAGAAAATACATGAGTGTGTTGACTATTGTTTGTTGTAAATGATTCGTGAAAGCCAGTATTACTATGAACAGCACCAGTATTTGTAGCTTTCGTAAATCCATCTCCTGTGATTCTAAATCTTTCAGTACCACCTGTAGTAATGTTAAATTCATCATCTACCCTTGAAAAAATTCCTGTGTTGGTATCATCGCGAAAACATAGTGAGGGCGCGGTAGTTGATCCGTTGTAAAGCAAATGCAGACTATCATTGCTTACAATTTTAAAAAGATCTACAAATGTGCTACCGCCAGCATTATTAATTTTTACTATGCCTGTTGCAGTATCAACGTGCCATTGAAAAGGAAAGTTAGTTGGTGGATCTCCTGTAGTTGAGTTATTAGTTCTAATTGCTATCAAAGCATTATTTAAATCTTGCCTAAAACTTTGTCCCGAGGCATTTTCTATTTCATAATCATGAACAGCCATTACTTAGTCCTTTTTCTTTTAATTATAGAATATTTAAGATCCTTTACCATAACCCATTGCAATGTATTTAAAATCTAAGTCTTTAAAGTTATTATTAACATCTTTAACCTCAATAACAAATTGAGTACTTGTAATAGATGTTATTTTAAAATAATCACCAGCAACAAGATTTTGAGATCTAGGAGAAGGTGATGATTGAAGTGTAATTCCTATTGATGGTAGAAATGCACTTGTTGAACCGCCTAAGAGTGAAGTGCCAACAAAAAATGGACTTTGAAATGTTACTGTTTTTGCAGAAGTTCCAGCAGCTATAGGTGTATTTACGGTTTCTGTTCTTCTTTTGACACTTGCCTCAAAACCAAGATCATCAACTACAATATTTTCATTTACATTTTGTGATGCTAATTCAGCCCTTATTGCAAATCCCCTAGCAGTAAATTCACCGTTTGCAAACGTATTAAATTGTGAAAACCTAGCCCCATAAGAACAAGCAGTACCATTAGTAACTGTTTGATTTAGATCTGAAATCACAACAAAAGCATCATTCGTATCTTTTTGTTCAATTCTATAAAAATTGTTTTGTGGTTTTCTGCCTTGCGAGTCAGCAGTAAAGTTAATTTCAACAAAATCACCAACAGAATATCCATGACCAGCTTTAAAAATAGTAACAAACGTACCATTTCCTCCAGAACCATCACTTTGTGAATAAGTTGCTTGTACAGTAGTATTTGGATCCATACCAGCTAAAGTTGTTGCAACAAGTAGTTCGGCATTTACATTTTCAGCTACCGTACCATCAAAATCATCCAAACCATCAATACCAGTATTATTAGGGTTTGCTGCATCAAACAATACCTCATCAATTAATTCATCTAATCTTAAACCTCTAGTAACAAATATTCTTTTTAAAGTTAAATTAAAAATAGCACCTAAATCAATTTTAGCTGCAAAGTCATAAGTACCAAATCCACGAACCTGACCTGAAACATCTATTCCTCCTACTCCGTTTATAGGAGCTGGTATAGCATCTACATCTGGTATTGAATCCCATGAATGATCTCCGTCTAATATCAAACCATCAAATACGTTAGCAGGACTAACAACAGTACCAACTTTATTTCCTTGAAATGATGGGTTGTCATCATCATCTCTTACCGTAATAATGACCTGATTAGGCTGTGAGTCAGGTTGTGAAACAATTATTTTTGCTGCGTTAGTTGATCTCCTTCCACCATCGTCAATAAATTTAATACTGTAAGTTCCAGAAAGTGCTGGAACTAAAGCTTCTGTTGAATTTCCAGGTATTTTAGGAATTATTTCTTGTGAATTAGCAAAACTATTATTAGCTGGATTTATACTCGAGGTATGCCTTATGGCAACAGAACCTCCATTTATTACGTCAATATCAGTTGCAGCATTAAAACGTAACCTTATAAAATTTTCTGAAACAGGTTCTGCTGTCAATCCGCTAGGATCTGATGGTAGAGCAGTTTTACCAATAGTTGTAACAGTAGTAGAAGTTGAAGTTGCACTAGGTTCACCTCCAGCATTATAGCTAAATACCTCTATTTCATACGTTCCTGCATCAGTGTTAAATATTTCAAAATCAGGACCAAATGTGTTGTTAGAAATAAAATTATTATTGTTAAATTTATAATTAACTCTATACTCCGTAACACCTACTACTGGTTGCCAGGTGATAATTAATTTTGATACTGCTTGATTATTTATAACAACTATTTTTTCCTGTGCTGTAAGAGAACTTGGAGGCTCTTTAATAGCACTTAATATAGATACATTTCTTTCAGGTAAAATAAAATTCGGATCTTCAATAGAGTTATACTTTTCATTTACATAAGATAAGGCTGTAATTGTGTAATTTATTCCGTCAGATTCTTCTACAGAAATTACTCTAAATAATTGAGTTTCTGTTGTCGTATTAGATATTACGAAGGGAGCATTTACATTTGGTACGGCACTAAATTCTTGACCAATTACAAGATTTATTGACTTTCCGACAATACCGCCACTAGTGCGTATCGGTCTTGTTTGAAGGCTACCATCGGGCATAATCACAGATATTTCAGCACTATCTGCACTAGTCAAATCAGTATTTGCATCATCATCTGCCACTATTCCTGTAATTGAAGCAGCAGCAATTCTTCCACCTCTACGTTTACCAGACCTTACAGGATCGGCTATTTCTATAACCGCACCAGGTCTTACAATAACCCCAGAATCTATAGAAGTTGTAAAAGTAACTACTTCACTTTCATTTTGTTCGGCAAAAAGAATTGATTTACCAAGTCGTATAGCTTGTCCTCTTGACGTACACGCAAATGCTTTTACCTGTTTAACTATTATACCAAATTTTGCTATTGCAGCATCATCTTCTACAGTTTCAAAATCTATTTGTCTACTATCCATATTGAAATAGGACACATTAATTACTGTATGTCTTGTTTTTAAACTACTACCCGAATAACTAAAACCTGCTTCAGTAACATTTGCCAAACTAAATAAATAACTAGGATCTTTTGGGCTGTCCTGAGATAATGATAGAGTACCTGCTGACCAAATTGGCATACAACGCATTACTCCAGCTAGTTCATTTATTATGTCAAAAGCTTCACTTGATGATTGGATACTTACATTACAACTAAATCTTGCTTCTTGCCCTGCTGCTCCATCTGACACCAAAGTATTTGAAAATTTACTAGCCGTTACAAAAGAAAATAGATCTATATTTTCATACAAATCTGCATCGCTCGGACTACTGGAATTGTAATTAGGTGACAAATGATTTCCAAGCCCATATCTAAAGTCTGTTAAAATATCAAGTAACACCATTGCAGGGCATGAACACCATTGGGCTGCTCCCATAACACCATTAAAAATATAACCATCAGGATAAATAATACGACCAGTAGCACTATCAACAGTAGGAGTGCCTGAGTTTAAAGCACCTGCACCTGGAATCCTTACCTTAATTCCTCTAAGTCTAAATTTTCTTGATGGAATTGAATTAAAATGTTTTGAATCAAAACGAAGAGAACTATATGCACTGTTTAAATATTGATTTTGATCATTAACTATTTCAGCAAAACTTGTCCATTGAAAAGAATTTTGAACACTTTCATTAGGATTATCAGCATTGGCTCTTGTAACCTTAATATCTAAAGGAAAAGCAAATCTAGGATTTCCTTGTGCATCTCTTAAGTCTATTCTGTACTCTTTTTGATAAGCATCAGCAGTTCTACCTTTTATAAGATCACTTGTCATATTAACAAAGCCACCAGAGTTACCTTGAACAGAAATTACTAACTCAACAATAGAACCCAACAAATCTCCATTATCTCTCGCTTCTTGTAATTGAGGAATAGTAATCGTTACGACAATAGCATCAACATTACTATTTGTTATTTGTCTAGTAACAGGAGCAGCTTGAGTTACTGTTACTCCAACTGGTGTGATTGAAGAACTACTTTCAATTCCAGCCATTTTAGGCTGATTATTTGTTCCAAGTCTTGAATCTATCGTTCTATCAACATTTTCCAGTTTAAAATTAAAATCAAGTGGTTCTGGATAAGCTGAGTTGGCTGATGCTCTTAAAATAGGCGTGTCGTTTAAAAAAACATCTTTTAACGAAGCCCTGTTATAAACAACAGTTCCATGTGCTCTATTTTCTTTTGATGCTGTAGCAAAACCTTCTATTTCACCTTCAGACAAAAGATCAAGAAAAGTAGCAAACTGTCTGCTATCTAAATTATCAGGAGCCTGTATTCTTGCAGCAGCCGTAACCATAGCGGCACGACCACCGCCAGTACCACCACTACCTTGTATTTTTTTTGGATCGTTTGTCATGCCACTACTTGATGGGTGTCAACAGAACCACTGATAACCACCGATCCTGTAATTATTTCCCCGTAAACCATTGGAACTGGTGTACCTGCTCTTGAAGTGTTTTGCGTTCCAGAAAAATTAAATGATAACTTTGGATCTTGTTCTGACATAAATTCTTTAGGTTTAGGTAAAGGAAATAACATTTCACTTACACCTCTCAATGCTAAATTAGCACCAATACCAAATGTTATTGTTGCACCAGTTGATGCCGCACCCGAAAAAATAGTAGTACCTGCAAACCCACCAAAAGTTCCCATACTAGCAGCTATTAAACCTACACCTAATATTGTTTTTCCTACTCCACCAGCACCAGCGATGACAGGCACAATATGTATATCTTCTTGACCTATTGGATAATTTAACTCGGTTCTGTCAATTTCATAATTACCAACTTTTACTTGATAGTGTTTTGTATTCATATATTTTTCTACTTGTGGAAAATTATTAACAAGAAAACTCATAGCTTTTTGAAGAGTACTTACCTGCACTTCAAATTCTTTATGACCAATAAATTCTGCAAGATCACCATATAATTTAATTTTACGAAGCATAACGATACCTACCTCCTGTGCATTTTAACAACCATTGAGAATATGGCTCCTTACAAGATAGTCTATCGGTTAAATGATGTAAAACATCTCCATCTAAAAAAATAGCTACATGATTTAAGTTTTTAGATAATATCGACATAAATAATAAATCTCCATTCTCTAATTTTTCTTCTGGTCTTAATTCTCTAAAACCAGTTCTCCATGCACATCTTTGAAACATAGGATCTTTATTAAATTCTTCTAAAGTGGTGGGTCTTTCCCAATCTCTCAACTGTATCCCCTTTGTTTCTTTATACCAATCTCTGACTAAACTCCAACAGTCGGTTACACCCCAAACCCACGGTCTACCTAATAACGGAGCCTTATATCCACAAGGTTCATAATATCCCCATTTTTCTAATTTAGGATTAACAATATGCCACGGTAAATTACCTTGCTCACAACTTATTTTATCTGCTTGACTAGCAACAGCAGGTGTAACTGGGTGACTATGGACAACAGCAACAATTTCACCTGTATTGTCAGCTTTTACATAGTCTTCTGGGTCGATTATAAAACACTGATGAGATGTCATAGATAAATTACGACATGGAAAATATGTTTCTTTACCTCTTATATTCAATAACAAACCACAAGATTCTTTTGGATCTTCACTTTTAGCATGATTAAGTGCTTCTTCTTTCCAGTACATTAACTAAACGTGCCGATAGAAGGAAAATCTTTTCTAGTACATTGCCTACCTGGAATACGAATACCTGCTAAATCTGTAGGAGCAGCAAGTTCAAATTCAACAACTTCTCTATTTTCAGTAGACTTTCTATCAATTTTATATACTTCTTTTGGAAACTCTGCTGTAGGATCAGGTGTTCCGAAAGGATTGGTATTACCAGTAAAATTTACAGCATCAAGAAATTTAGCAAGAGTTCTTATTCTTGTAACTGTTGCTCCTGTTAAATCATTACCTGTTGTTGTGTTATTTACTGTATTTAAAATAGATGTTATCGTTCCTAAAGCATTACTTACAATTAATCTAGGTCTTGGTAACTGCCCTTTTCTAAAGGCAAAACCTTCGGCTGTTACAGGTAATCTTTGATAAGAATTACCAGCCCATACTATTTCTGTTAAATCTTTAGATTTACTACCTGTATGAAACCTGTAAGTAGTATTAGCACCATGTAAGCTACTATCAAGTTTTAAGGTAAAAAGTTCAATTATTGCTGACGGATTAATTACTTGAAGGTCACTTGCAACACTACTAATTGATACATACCTAACAAATAAATCATAAACTGTTTCTCCAATAGTTGAAGGCCAGCTAGGTTCACTAGATCCAGTTTGTCCTCCAACTGTTACTCTAAAAAATAATCCAGTATTTGAAGAGGTTGGTGCAATTATGTCTCCTACTGATAAAGTCGCACCTGCACTCCAAACAGTTGCAGCACTCATGTTTGAAACACCTCTCTAAATGTTACTTGTATTTTTGCTCTATTTAGAAAAGGAATAGTTTTTGACCATGTTTCACATACAAATTTAGATGAACTAGCCTCTCCTGGTGGAGTAAAATCGAAGCTGGCACTATCATTTGCTCTTGCATCTAAAAATGTTTCTATAGTATCCGCATCTGTTTCTGATACTTCAAATGTAAGATTAAATATTTTTGGATTTTGATGTTGTGGTAATCCAAAAAGTATGCGATGTTCAAAACCATCAGCAAAACGAACTACCCTAGTATTTGGTGAAGATCTTTTTTGTTGTCCGTATGTTGGAGTAATCGAAGGAAATGTAGCCATTATGCAAGTAAACCTCCTGGTCGTTTTTCTCTTATTAACTCTGATTGTATAGCAACTGATATAAGACGACCAAGTTCTCTACCTTGTTGTTCATCACCTTCAATAGAAGAACCAGAAGCATCTACGTTGACAACTATATTTGTAGATCCACCAAGGGCATGGTTTGGTGTGATCGTACCAGAAGTGCCTGGACTGAACATTTCTGGCCCTCTTTCTCCTACAATGTAGCTTCCACCTCTCTTTACTGGTCCACCCTCTGCTTTAAATATTGATCCTAACAAACCTGCACCTTTTTCAAAAGTTCCTCCAAAATTACCAAAAAGACCAAAATTCAAGAAAGCATTTGCCATGTTATTTAAAACATTTCTTAAGCTATCATTCAAAGATTGAGTTCCTGTAATTAAACCTTTTATTGCATTTCCCATATCTTGAGCGATCATGGTTTTAATTTCTTCTGTTAATTGTTTTTGTTTCATTAAACCATCAATTCTCAGCTTATTATTAAATTCTATTTTAAATTTTTCTTCGTCAAACCTAGCTAATTCTTCTTTATCTAAGGACAACAGTTGTTCTTTTAATGCTATTTCATATTCCGTTCCAGTTAGTTTGACTAAATTCAATTCATTTTGTTTCCTCATGTTTTCTGTAGTAGCATTAGCAGATTCATCCAACTTTTCTAATTTTTTAAGTGTATCTGCTAAATTCTTTTCATCTTGATCTTCGATACTTCTCATTTCTTTAGCATTTTCTTTGAAGAACAGTTCTAAATCTTTTTTATCTTCTAATAATTGAACATCTCTTAGTAAGTTATTAATACGCACCAAGTCTTGTTCTACAATAACTGCTCCTGCTGCTTTCAAGCTGTTTACAATATCTACTTGTTTATGGCGAAGTTCTATTGCCCTTGCCATTGCATGATTATCAGCAGCATCTAATTCAAGTTTTCTTTCTAAACCTTGAAGTTCTTTTTCAATTAATTCAGCACTTTTATCTGCTTCTAAATTTGCAGTACCTTGAACATTTTGTTCAAATTGTGCATCTACCATTTCATTTAATATCGCAGTTCTTTTCTTACCTTGAGCACCTTTACTTTTTAAACCTTTTACTCTTTGTTTAAATTCATCTGATCTTAAAACTTGATTTCGAGCTAAACCTCTTTGCATTGAAGAAATAATATTAGCCAAAATTCCGCTTGTAGTTATTAATCCTCCGATACCAGATTGAACACTTAAGAAGAAATCTCCAAATGTTTTTGTTAGCAATTCTGTTTCAGTAGCAAAAGCACTTATTTTATTAGCACCATCTTTTCCAAGAATATTTTGAACACGATCAAATTCTTTTGAACTTTCGTTCATTGCTTTTCCTACTTCTGTTATCCCATTAGCAAAATCTGTTGCAAGTCTTACAACAGCAGTAGCGACAATAGATCCAGCAAATCCTCCTCCAGGACTTAGTGCTTCTCCAATACCACCACCTAAACCACCTGCTAATGATCCTTGTATTCCTCCACCAAATAGCAATGGAAAACCACCACCAATTCCTGCACTTTGTATAATTCTGTTTCTTCTTTTTGTTGCTGCTATTCGATCTGCATTTGCTGTCCTTTCTTTTGCTTTAGCTAATCTAGCTTCAGCTTCTATTTCTTCTTGTGTTACTCTTATTTTTGCAGCTTTTAAAGTAAGACCTTCTTTGATTCTTAGTTCTTCTACTTTTAAAGCTCGATTTTTTATCTTTTGTTGTCTATTAAATTTATCTTCTACTTTTACAACATTTTTTACAGCTTGATTAAATTCTTTCGTTCCAATAGCAGCTTTATCAAGAGCACTTCTAGCATCTGTGACTGCTTTTGATAAATTTTCAAAATTCCTAACAACAGGCATCCCTGCTGTACCTTGCTCAGCCTTTCTATTTATTTCATTTATGTTTTTTTGTAATTCTGCTGTTTTCTTATTTACTTTGTCTAATTGCTTTGCACCCGCAACGGCTATTTTTATCGAAACATCATAATTAGCCACTGTTCAATAAAAATTCAAAACATTTACTCTATCTTACCTCTTTCTACCTTTTATAGCACTATTTCTTTGTGCTTGTTCTTTTTGTTTTTCATATTGCTCGTATTCTATTTCTGCGTAAGCAGCCCAACCTATCATTTCTTCAACAGTTAAAGTTTGACATAATTCAGCAACAGTTTTTTTTAATTCTTTAGCTAATGAGAAAATAAATTTCCACTCTTTGTTAGCTTTTTAACTCGGCTTTAGCCTCTGATACCTCCTTATCTTGACCAGCATTAATCATAGCTAATTGAATTTCCTGTAAAATGTTTGCTTCTACTTCTCTTCTTAAAGAAGCTTTGTCACCATCTTGAAATAATCTATCTCCGTTTTTATCTAACGCTTTGGTAATCATTAAAGCCAAAGCAAAATCATTTACATCATCTGCGTTTGATTTTTTAGTTATTGACTCTCTTTCTGCAATAGTTAAAGGATGCCAATAAATACTAAGAATAATCTTGTCATCTTTGATTACGTCATGCTGATATAGTTGGCTCACACCAAAACTGCCCTTTAAAAGTTCGATTGCTCTAGTCATAAATAATACAATGCTATTCTATTATACTAGGCATTAGCTGAAAATTGGCAAGATATTACACCAACGAAATGACTTCTCTCTTCAATATCTAACAAGTTTGGTCCTACTATATCTTGTACTCTAGGTTTTACCGAAAACGTATCAGTATAATCAGAATTGTTTACAGAAGTTAAACCATCTATAACTGTTTCACTTATTTCAATTAATGCTTTTGTTCCAACATTTTTAGGCACATGAATATTACATTGAATAACTCCAGAATAATAATCTAAAGCTGTACCTTGAGGCTGAACTGTAGATTGTGAATAATTTACATTTATCACTACATATTTTTGCTCTTGGCCAGGAGTATTATAATTTAAATTATCATAAACTATTTCAATAGTTGGATCGGATTCTAAAATAGTATCAGTAATTGCTTTTTCAAATGCAGCTCGAGTATTTTTTAAAGTCATAAATTAATCTCCGTATAAGCTGCTGATGGATTTGTCCTACCTGTAAGTGAAGGACTTTGCCTTGACTGTAAGAATATTTTACCTTTTGTTGGTTTTTCTTTCATAGTGTCTTTAATTAATTTTGCTAAACGACCTTGTATAAAATTTTGAATTTTGCCTCCTTCTAAAGCATAAGCAGCATATTTAGCTCTATTTCCAATAAAAACTGGCCTCTCAATATTAAATGTTCTTTTAACAGGATACCTTATTCTTATTGTGGGATTGCTTGGTTTCGTACTAACCCACTTACCATTTATTGATTTAGTACTAGCTTTTTTAATATCAGCCCACGGTTTAAATTTTCTAATATCATCCTTTGCCTTTACACCAGTTGTTTGTACTTTCCAACTAGAAGCAAAAAAACCAGTATATACAGGACTATGAGTTTTAGTTGATAAACTTTTATGAGTTTTTCTAATTAAAGAATTAAAATCGGCATTAAGTTGAGCCTGTAAATCAGCTACTGGATCGCTTTTTAGTAAGTCTTTTCTTTTCGCCATTAGAACCGCACCATAACAATGTAAAGGTACACTTGATTACCTTTTTTTGTGTTTATATCATAAATTTGTGCAGTCCTTACTTGTCCGTCATATGTAAGCTTAATTTTATCTTGAAAAGTAATTTGATTATCACCAATTAAATCTGGAGTTATATAGAGTTTAGCTCTTCTAATTTCTTGCCCTTCTTCTTCTTCGGACTGTATAAATTCAAGTGGTACTTTAATATCAGAATAAGTAGTGTCTACACTTACAAGCTGACCATTATCTACATTGTATTGTTGAACTCCTTTTTTAATAAAGGTAATACTGTGATTAAAAGAATCACCTAAAGTTGCAACGACACTCTGAGCAACATTTTTAAATAATGAATCAAGTTGACCTGCCATTATCCTCTAACTACTCTCATTTGAAAAGTACCTGCTCCACCTAGCATATAGGCTCCAAGGTAACTTTGTAACCAAGGGTAAACATCCATAATATTATTTACAGATCCAGTTCCTTGACTAGCCGTATTATATTTAACTCGAAGCTCACCTAAAGCAACTTCTTCAAAATTACCATCTTTACCAG